AGGCGTTGCTTTAGGGGCCACCTTCTCTGCTACGGGTGCTACCTTCTCCACCACAGGTGTGACGGGTGCTACCTTCTCTGCTACGGGTGTGACGGGTGCTACCTTCTCCACCACAGGTGTGGCGGGGGCAGCTGCAGCATGGTTGGCAGCCTTGCGTGCTCTATCTCTATTCTTGAACATTAATCTCTTGCGGGCGTGCATAATAATTTTTCCTTTTGTCCTTTTGACAAATATAAATAGTTTTATAAATCCAAAATCTCAAAAAATTAAAGGGGGAAAAATTTGGTGGATCATCATTTTGAAAAAAACCCCCCGATCCGTATAAGAAAAGGGGGGAAGTATTAATTTTAAATACTATATTATAGTTTAGCAGTCCTAAAAACAGCTATGGTGCCTGGGGTGGCACTCTCTGTTCTCAAATTTGCTGTCACAAGCCAATGAGTATCATCAACACCGATGACGTCAATGATGTCTCCAGCGTTACCACCAGAAGTAGCGATGTCACTTTGAATGTGCAAGAACTTGCGTGCTGTAGCAGCTAAAACCTGTGACTGAACGGCTACTTGATCGTCGGTGGCACTGAGTACCTTAGCAACTCCAAAAAAACGATCAGTACTTTCGCCCACAGCAATATAGTGAGCGAACGCGGTTCCAAGCCCAATTCTAAATCTGAAGTGTAATCCTGCTTCACAACTTGGCAGAGTTATATCATACCCGGCGCCGGCGCCGTGTGTCCAAATTACTTCGCAACCACTATCTGCTACAGTAAGTGTGGTTGCCGCAGTTGTTGTTTTAAGTTTAGCTTTTCCTCCAACTAAAGTTGCTTGGTTAAGCTGTATTTCTCTCCTTAATCCCTCTATTAATACCTGCGTTCTCGCAAGTCCTACTCTTTTACTTCCCATTGTTTAAACCCTCCGTTTGTAATCATGTTAAAACATAATGGTGAACATTGTTCATCCTTAAATAGCTCACCATAAACGAAAGCCCCCTTCCGAAGAAGGAGGCTTTACATTTTATTTGACCAATTAACTGATATCAGCTAATTTATCAACCACCAGACTCACCGAGGAGTCCGCGTACGATAACAAGGCCGTACATATCAGGGCGCACCATCTTCTTGGCATAGCGCGTCATGACGCCCTTACGGGGCACGAAGTCTTCCGGTCCGAAGATTGTGGGTGTAGTCTGGAGTGGGACATACGGGGCGTATACGTATCCGCTTTCAAGGAAAGAGGATCCGCGACGGCCTACAAGAACCACGTTTCTGAGGAAGTAAGGATCAACGATAACGTCGAACTTCTTACTCAGTGAACCAGCCTTAACTGCACCAATCGAACCCTTCTCGTCATCATGTGTGACGGAAGCGCGGAAACCGCTGGTAAACTCAAGGATGTTGGCAACTTCAGGTCCTACGACAACGAAGTTAGCGCCACCACGCAGAGTCTTGCGATGGATTTGTGCAGAAACGTCGTTGATAGTTTCAACGAGAGTCTCATACCACTCAGACACAGTACCGGTGAAGTCGGGAGCAGCAGAACTAGCACCGATTTCGGCGCCGGTTGTTTTACTCACGAACAAGCCAGGAGAGCGTGACCAGTAATATGTTGCGGCGGTTGCACCGTTAACAAGGTCAGCAACGATCTCACGGTCAATCTCAAGAGCAATCTGCTCAGAGAGAATTGAAGTAAGCTCGACTTCTGCATCAAGGTTGTGGTAGGCGTTAAGGTCTTGACCTAACTCCGGAGTCCACTTAGCCTTGAGCTTCTTGGTCTGCGCTGTCACAGCAATACTATCCACCTTGATGTCAATCTCGGGGATATCTGCTTGCCCTTCAAGACCCCAGGCAACAGTACCACGAATGGAACCGAGGCCGGCTCCAGCTTGGAAATCATCTGTCTGTGGGAATGTGAAAGCAATACTAGAAGCCGAAACAGCGCGACTCGCACCTACACCACCCAGCTGGGCGGTCATCGTACGAACTTCATCAACTGAACCAGTCTTACCAATCCAAGTAAAAAGAACTTGGTCTTTGGCTGCTGCTGCGGTGATACCTGACGTCGTGGAGGACTCTGCTTCTTGCTCAGACATAACACGCGACAATCGGCGAACAAGTTGGGCTCCCTTTGTTACCGCGCGCTTTTTACCGCTGACGTCGAGTAAGCCCATTGTTTCAGCACTCGAACACGTAATCGCCGACAAGTTCTGAACATCCAGTTGATCCAGCGCAGATGCTGAGATGGCTAAAATAGCATACGCATGCGTTGCTGTGCCATCTCCCGGATCGAGTGACAAAAGATCAGGATCATACTCAATCCATTTGCGATCTGTATTTGTCATCCCTGTCGAGATTGCGGCTCCGGTGAGAATAATTCCAAGGACAGATGTGTCGGAACCACTTGGCGAAGCGTAGGAATAACCGCGCGCTGACATACGAGGACCGGAAAGGTCTCCCTTATTAGCGCTGACTAGATCCACACCACCAGTGATTTCAGCACCGACGCGATCGGTACCATAAATTGACTTGTTAGCCAGGTTACCTAATTTGCCGGTTGTTGCACCACTTCCAAGATCATCAGAGAATGTGAAGTCGAGGAAGAAGATGAGGCCAGATGGCAAACTCATCGGCTGAACGGAAACGAGATCGTTTGCGATCAATCCTGCGAATACACGACGGACGATTGGAAATGCAACTGCTGCAAAACCATCAACGCTACCTGCACTCATTGAAGTGCTTTCACGAAGAAGTTCTTTGGCCTGGTTCTCGAGTAAACGAGCCATGCTCTGGCGATGACGGTCGTTGTCAATACCTTCTAAAAGACCGGTTTTTTCCCACTTTGTAAGCAGGGCGTGACCTTCTGCACGCATATCTCTGTTGACCATACCTTCGGTCAATCTTTCTACAATACTAGACATTTTAAATACCTCCTATAAATATGTTATTTAGTTTATTCCAGCTAGTTTTTTCATCCGGTCCGACCACGGATCAGATGTCGTACTCTTCTCGCGAGAAGCACGAATAACAGATGTTCGATTACGTCCGATAGCTTCGTTCAGTGATTGTGGCGCACGGCTTGGCGTGGACTCCACTGTACTTTGAAGTGTCTCATATATCATCTTCGCCTCTGTTACAGAACCGGCGCCGGAAATCGCTTCGACAATTTTATCTTTTTGTCGCTCATTAAGGGAGGTATTTCTCAAAACACGGTTCGTGTATAATAAACGCGCATTTGAAGTGTTGACAGAACTAGCTGTCTCTTTCAATTGCACGACTACGTTATCGTAGTTTTTGTTTTGCTCTTTGAGTTGGTTATTTTCAAAAACCAACTCTTCTTGAGCCTTCTTCAAATCTTCTAATTCTTTTTGTGGGTTGGTGTCTCTATCCGCCATTCCGCGGCCCTGGAGTGTGTCTTGTTTTAATCCTGTGGATCTCCGAGACGCAAGCTCCTTTTCTATTTCGTAATTTATCTCTTCCGAGGAGCGGTCGGCCCAACCAGAAAGGTCAGCGCCCATGTCAACGTAAAGCTCTTCTGCGATGTCGTGAGCAAGAGACTCAAGGGTTTCTTGCTCTTCGGTGACATCAGCTTCTGTATTTTCTTCTGTGACAGGTGTGTCTTCTTCAGACCCCAACAGTTCAAGCAAATCTTCTTCTGTAATGTCAATCTCTTCATTTTCTTCTAATTCTGTTTGCGAGTCATCTTCCTGAAGTTCTTCTTGAAGTGTGCTTAGGGCTTCCGCCAGTTCTCCGAAATTGATGTTAACCGTAGCTTGCTCTCCTTCATCCGGACAAGGACATAGTTTCTCGCCTTCAGCGGCGCCGAGAGGGATGTTCTCCGCTATATCGCCCATTGGGGCGTCTGGGTCAGCAAGATCGTCTGGCGGGGCATCTAGCGCGTCTGGCGGGGCCTCTAACGCGTCAGGGTCCTCATCATCTAAACCTAAATCTAACTCGTCCTGTTCTAAAATATGGTCTAGTGTTTCTCTGACCTCGGCCGAGTATTTCTCAATAATAGAAGATTCAGCATTTTTTAGTGCTGCTTCTTTTAATGCTTTGGCATCAATAAGCGCCTGTTCCAGCAAAGATGACATATAAATAACTCCTGAATTAATAGTGTTTCAAAATAAATAGTGTTTGTAAACACAAAAGGCCCTTTTTTGTGGGGTGCTTATTAGTTGTTCTGGTCAAATTCCCAAACACATGTGACAACCGTGATGCCAGGGTCGAACGCAGGATCAACACTAACGCCTACAATATCGCCCGAAGCAAACACAGCTGTATCTAAAAAAGTGGCAGTATATGTGGTGTCATCTATAAAGTTATCGACTAGGTTAACTGTGGCAACTGGAGTCGCTTGGATCTGCTGTTGGTTCGTTACACCTTTGTGTAGTGAAAATGCCGTCGTTGTAGATGCTCCTGTGCCGGTGCCTTCAAAGCGCCAAACTACTTTGTTCAATTTGCCGTTATGGGGAGCTACCATTTTGTTGTTGTTTGTAGGTGCAGTATCTATTCCGACAGTGTCAAAGCGCAGATAAACTATTCCGTCGCTGCCGGGTGTGAATTTGTGTGTGGTATAGTAGAGTTGTTTTGCTCGGAGTGATCCTGAAATGTATGCATCACCAGAGCCGCTGACGTAGAACGCTGGGTCGGCCGAGTCACTCTTTGCTGAGATTAGTTTATCTGTGTCAGAGCCAGTTATGTTTAATTTTGCATCCAGGTATACGCCACCAACTACGACCTGTCCTGAGCCAGTGATCGCCATTATAAGTGGGTTTGAGGGGGATTCGAAAATTGCTAAAGTCGAATTATCAGAACCACTGACATGAATCTTCGCGTCCGAGTCGATGCCGGGGCCGATATCAAGGGTAGCGTCAAGAATTAAATCCGATTCCATTCTAGTTGTTACAGATGATGTAATGGCATTCGTTCCACCATCTAATCTCAAGTAAGTTGTGGCCGCTGTGCCGGCGGTTGTTACCTCAAACAGCATGTAACCAGCTTCGCTAGTGTTGGTGGGCGATGATATTTTAGTACTTATCTTGCTATACTGTGTCGCGACGGATGTGGAGTCTTTAGATTTAAACGTCAAACCTCCACAGAAATCATTCGCTTGGCCCGG